ATAAACTAATTCATTTGGATTAGTTTTTTTTATACCGGGGATGTAGTGGTCAATGGAAGAACACCTCACTTGCAATGAGGAGGCTGGGGGTTCGAGTCCCCCCTTCTCCACTTCTTTAGGCGGTAAGTCCACGCAACACGGCGAATAGTTTACCATTGGTGATCAGATGTGCCAGCGTGGGACGCCTTTATATTGCTTTTGTTAGGTAAAGTATAAAAAGGATTTGACACCTTATATATATGTATTGAGCTTTTTTTCTAAGATATTACCCGGCGGAGTATCTAAATCCAAAAGCGAATTAGATATACTAAAATCCGATTTAGCAGAAGTAAAGAAACAATTAGTGGTGCAAAGGGCGAAGGCAATACCCCGAAAGAAAGACTTGTCTTACGGTATTGAGTCAACAAAAGTTGTGGAACTAACTTACAACGATAAACTTATTCTAGCGTATTGTGATGCGAGTCCATTAGTTAGTCCTATTATAGATGCTATTGTAAGAGAAGTTACGACTCCGGGGTGGGGAATACACCCAATGTTCAATTTCAAGTGCGTTGTATGTGGCAACACCTACGACACAGAACCAAACGAAAAGGGCACGTGTGATTGTGGCGGGAAACTAAAGAAACCCGACATAAAGCAGAAGAATAAACTTGAAATGTTTTTAGATAATCCAAATAGTGAATATGATTTTTATGATATTATTCGTTCCGCATTAAGGTGGGAATTACCACTCGATAAGTATTACATATTTGTTTCTTATGTTGTCAGAAAGAAAAACGGAACCGAATACATACTTATGGACGAACCACAAGGGATGTTTGTTGAGGATGCACAATACATAAGGGTGGCTACCAATCAAGCAGAATTGTTTTGTCCAGTGTGTTATGAAGCCGATACTTTCTATACCGATAAAACAACTTGTCCCGATTGCGGTGGTCCGTTGTGGGAAACTGCATACATAACTAAGATTGGCACAAAGATTGTTAATCGTTTTGCAAAGAAAGAGATAATAGAAGGGCACATGAATAGGCGTTTGCCGGATTTGTATGGTATGCCAAAGGTAGCATGCTGTATTAATCAGTTGCACACGCAATTAGCTATGGATGTTCTAAATCGTGCAACATATACAAAGGGCAAACTAGCAAAGATATTTGCGTTCATTGGTGTCATGCAAGAAGACGTTGATAAGCTAGTTGATGATATTAATGAAAAGAAACTAGATGCAGAATACGATGCAAACCAAGACAAAGTAATAGATTTATTTATTGGATCACAAACGGGAACCGATGTCAAGGTAATAGACGCTATGCCGGACCCACAAAAGATGATGTCTTTGGATTGGTATAAGCTCTACCAAGAAACAGTTGCAAGGGTATTTGGTGTGGCACCGGTCTATGCGGGAATAATTGAAGCCGGGAAATCGGGCGTTAATCCACAAATGCAAATAGATGTGCAGAACAACACCACAAGGGCGTGGATGCGTTCTATAACAGAACCAATCAACAGCAACTTAATGACCAACTTACAGATAACGGATTGGTATTGGGATTTCAATCAAGTGGAGCAAAAGGACCAAGTCCAAGACGAAACAGTATTCAAACTTAGGGCTGAAACTGCAAAGATATTGGTAGATGCCGGGTTTGATATAACGTTCAATACAGACAAGACCATTAACATACCACTAACTAGGGAACTAACACCAGTGGATATGCCAGATTACGAATATAACAAGTCGTGCACTTGCAATGATCCAACACATAATCATTTTGCAAAAGGCATGATAGTTAATCCCTTTTACAATGAAGAATTAATCAATCAATTCAGGCTTGACTTAGAAGCTATTATCAAAAGGTATAATAAGAACATTATTAACATCACGAGTGAATACAACGGGGACAGGTCAAAGATATTTCAGAACATAGAAACAGAAATACAGGACATGGGCAAAGCAATTGATACGTCTATACGCTACCACGCATACCCAATATTCAGTGATGGATACAATAAGATGTATAAGAAGAAAGCAAAGGATTTCAAGAAGTCAGATGATCCATATGCTTTGGCTTACTTACAGGAGTTCCTAGCCAAATACAAAACACCGTTCATGCTTGATTGGACGGCAAGGGAACAAAGAAAGATATTTACAATACTAGAAAATCTTGCATTGTCAGAAGATGGATTTACACCCGCAACAGCGGCAAGAGTCCTAATGGAATACTTTGCAAGACGTGATGCTTATTACTGGGGTATGGTATCCCTAACAGAATCCGCACGCTTCTATGTCGCAAGTGCCGAGTCAGCCGCACTTGATTTGGGCGCAACAAAGAAAAGAAACGTGATGGCAGGTGTCGGGTGTCCAATATGCGAACAAGCAGAATCCGAGGGATGGATACCAATTAAGCAGAATTATAGCGTTGGTAGTGGAGTTCCTTTCCACCCAAATTGCCAATGTTATGAGGACTTTATATGATACATATTACTATTAACTTATCACGAAACGGTGCATTTGCAAGAGCACCAGCGACCGTTAAGGCAATCATAAGTGATGAAGTAAAATCGTGGGCTTTGGAAACGGCGATAAAGGCAAGGCAGCGTGCACCAATCATAACCGGTAACTTGAAAAGAAGTATAGCCGCAGTGCCAAAGTCAGAAGGTGCAACCGTAGCAGCACGGGCAAGTTACGCAAAGTATGTAGAACCCCCACCATTGGGAGTTTACATGGTGCGTAAAATGAAAAGAACACAATACTTATACAATTCCGCTATGGAACGTGCAACTATAATGGTCAAGAATATAGAACGCAGATGTGGTGGAATATAATGGCTAAATGGATTAATGACCAAATCAAAATAGCATATCCCAAACGTGTAGAGTCGTTCAAAAAGAAGTATGGTAGGGAACCAACAGAAGAAGAAATGGCTAGCATACGAAGAAAACTTTGGGAATTATATAATAAGAAATATAATGAAGGGGGGAAATAAACGTGCCAGAGTGGGTAGATAAATGCGTAACAGCAGTGGTTGGAAAGAAAACAAAAGAGTTCAAGGAAAAGAACGACCGTGACCCTAATGAAGATGAACTAAAAGAAATTACATCCAGCGCATACGCCATATGCAACGCACAATACAAGGACATACAGAAATCCGAAAAGACAGCGGTGTTTGAACTGGTCGGGGATTTCCAAAAGATGAATATTGATAATGAATTATACATTTACGGTCCATCGAGTGTTGAAGTTCTTGATAAGCAGAACGACATAATGAAGATGGACGCAATAGAAAGTGCTTTACCAGAATTACTAAAACGTGCTAGGATTTCAATAGACCACCGTGATATGATGGTCGGGGAAATACTAACATCAAAAGAGCTATCCGGGCACACATACGAAACGGGCGTCAGATTACCAAACGCTAGGGATTTAGAAATGTTCCCAAAGCTACCATCAACAGAAAAGGCATTGTTCATCTTTGGGAAGATATGGTCTGATACTGCGTTTTGCAAGAGTGCTATTGATTTTATTAATAACAAAGAGTATAATTCATTTTCATTGGCTGGTCGTGTAATAAGCTACAACAGAGTATGCGATGCGGATAAGTGTTACAGATTAGTTAATAAGCTCAATCTTAGTTCTGTATCCATCGTTAGGGATGGCGCAAATCCGTTAGCAAAGTTTGAGATCGTGAAGTCAGCCGATGTTGATGTGGATTATATGGGTGAGGAAATGACCACAGATATTCAAAAAGAAGATAAACCGAAAGAAAATATTAAGGATAAGAAAATAGATGATGTGGGAGTCGAGAAGGCACCCGAAATCACACACGTTACTAAAGAAGATTTTGATAACTTCAAGAAAGAAATACAAACAATCATTAGTAACGCTACCACGCCAAAGGAACAACCAAAGGCAGCGGAAACACAAAAAGCAGATATACCAAAAACTGATCCTATTGTTCCCGCACCAAAAGCGGATGTTCCAGCACCGGCGGCAATTGATGCTGATAAGATTAAGCAAGATGTCAAACAAATAGTTATTGACACAATCAAGAAAGATTTTACCGTTGTTCAAAGGTCAGCCGATGTAGAGAAACCTAAGAAGACGTGGAAAGACTTAGTTAGGGAATATAAAAAGTAGGAGGAATAATTATGGCAAGAAAAATTAGAACAATTGACGATTTAGAGAAGGAGTTTTACTGGGGTCCACTTGAATCTATGGGAATAGGTCAAGAAGACTTTGCAAAGGATGCTCCGGTAATAACAACTACAACTGGTGCAATGAACGTTATATACGGTGCTTCCCTATGGGATGAACTTTGCACAGAATACAACATATTCGCAGCACTGCCAAAGAAACCATACCAAAAAGGTGGTTACAGATTAATTACCGCTGCAGGTAATTCAACCGGCAGAGGTATAGACGAAAGCGCAGCAATACCAGCAACTACAAAGCCAACATTTGCAGAAATCAACGTTCCAGCAAAAGAAGTTTCCGTATCATTTGATATGTCCAAGAAACAGCTAGCACTCCAAGGAAAGAACGATGTTGTAACATGGGATGAACTAAAGGCATACACAGAAAACGAGTTCAAGAAATGTGCAAACGTGCCATTACTATCCACAAGCGGAACAGTCGCCGGATACAATCTTGAATCTATTGATAGGGTATGTGCATCTTATTCTGAAGATACATCATGCACAGATGCAGCAGGTAGCGCATTTGATGCAGACGATAACGATATCTATTCACTAGACAGGGATTCCGCAACAACTTATGATGCATGCGTTGGTCACAACAGCGGATCAGACAGAACTTTCACAATGTCATTAGTAGACACACTA